ATATAGGTGCTTATTAAGCACCTGTATGACTATTATTAATTGTAGTTGGTGGATCTCTATCCACCCTAGACGACCATTGTTGGTCGGTTATTCAAATGCTTGAATAGCATTTTTCTAATCCACATATACAATCTGTCTCCGGACAAATTCTTTAATGAATTATTTTTCTAAGTATGTAAGCTTAACTAACTTACAACCCCCTTTTATGTTATCCCTTTTTAAAAGATGTCATAAACGACGGTCAGCTCACTGTAGAGCTTAACCCGTGTCTCAAATTTTTAATTAAATTTGAGGAAACTGAGTTACTATTTACTCGTTAAAAACAAATACCCATAGGACATTGTTCTTCCTATTCAAATATTACATACGCACATATCTTACTCAGGCTGTCAAGAGCCTTCGAAATAGTTACTTTATGCATAATGAAGTTTCGTAAATACTTGCAAATATGTCAATTACTGACACTCGTGTTGGAGAATTAAACTCCTTCGACACTGTGGCCCCTGTCACTAGTACCCATGTTTGTTTGGGAATTTCTAATTTAGAAATTTCACATTCTGAAGCGTTAACAATTGCGCGTTCAGCTTCTGTCCCGTTTGGACACTCTTTTACTGGAGAATTAGAATCAGTAAACGCCCTCTCAGCGAAATCGATCTTTTTATCACCACAATCCGAAACTATTAAAACACTTAATAGAGGAAAGTGGCTCAAAAACACCAAAAACAAACAGAAGAATTCTGTTTTGAAAACTAAACCAAAGTCTTTAAAACGAAGCCCTACTGTTGCCAAACACCTTAATACTATTTTAAATGACCAATCTGGTCTTTTATTTGCTAACAAAATTTCGGCATTTTTACCTAATTTGCCAGGTTTTGATACATCTAGTATTATTTCTGAACTTGAAAATATTACAGCATTATTTATTGCTTTACAAGAATCTTCTTCTTTAAAGCAAACTGCTGCTATATTATTTATTTATTTAAAAACTCACTGTTCAGGTAGTCTTCTTACTCAAATGATTGAGTATATTAAGACTGAATGTGATTTTGATGTCTTAGACACACAAGACTCATCACCTTCACCTTCATGGATTAATCTCCTTAAAGATTGCAAAGATAATTGGCGATTAGTCATTAATAATCCTGCTTTTAAGAAAATTTCTACTCTTTTAAGTATGGTAGCCGCTTTAGGCTTATGTGATTTATCTTGTTTAAATTTTGATGTTGGTGGCATCAGAATTTTTTCCATTCCTAATTATAAACAACACGTAACAGCGTGTGATTTAACCGAAGCTTTAATTGATACAATTACGTATTTTATTGAAGGCGGCTATAAATGTTTTACCGAAAAATCTTTGTCTCCCTTTATATTTTCAGATGATATTTCTCGTGAATTTGAAACCGATTATTTTAATATGCTAGAATTAGCCCCTTTTATGAAATCAGGTAATTTATTACGCAAGAAAAATATGACTGAAAACGATTTTGATTTTAAATTAACTAAAATCATTGCTACTGCTACTTCTTTGCACCAAGCAGCAGCAGGATCATGGGAAAAATCTTTACTTTGTACTCGTTTAATACAATTAAAGAAAATTAACACCGAATTTATCACATGTCGTGTTGATGGTAAATTAAGAGAAGCACCTTTTGCAATTTATGTTGAAGGTCCCTCAGGTGTAGGAAAATCTTCAGTTGCAGCCGTTTTGATGAGAGTTGTTCTCTTATCAAATGGTTTTGATGCATCTGATGAACGTTTAGTTACTATTAATGAAGCTGATAAGTATATGTCAACTTATCGCTCTTATATTAATGGTATCTTTATTGATGATTTAGGTAATACTCAAGCACAATTTGTGGAGAAATCCCCAGTTGCTAAAGTTATTGAAATTATTAATAACGTTCCTGCATATGCCAATATGGCTGAAGCTGATCTGAAAGGAAAAGTTTCTATTGAGCCACGTTGCGTTGTAGGTACATCCAATTTGAATATTAACGATATTGCTCGTCAATATTCTAATGAACCTTATTCAATTTGCAGACGTTTTCCAGTACAAGTATTTGTTACTGTTAAGAAAAAGTTTGCTATGGATGATGGAAGACTTGATTCCAATAAGGTTCACCAATTTTATCCTGATGGTACACCATCAGTCCCAGATTTATGGGATATTAAAGTATCAGAACCGTTTTTTGACAAAGCTAACGGTAATACTAGATTGATTAAAATTATGAATTTAGAAGAAGCTATTTTACACATTACCAAATTGTCTCGCAAACATTTTTGCAATCAATCAGATGTAGTAGATTTTGCTTCTAATTTAGATTCAAAAATGGAATATTGTGTCGATTGTCATTTACCAGGAAGTATGTGTAAATGTGAATTGTGTAAATTAGACACTCAAATGTTTGAGACACAAACACAATATATTCAAAATATTATTTCGGAATTGAATTTTTATGAATCCAAATGGATTTCATGGACTAATTATATTCCTAGTGATTGTTTTGATTCTCCTAAATGGCAAGCATTTCTTGTTTTCTTAAATAGATATAGATTATTACATGATATTAGACCCACTAAAAATGTATGGATTTTTTCCGTAATGTGTGGTTTTATTACATTATTATGGAGTTTTGTATTATCTTTTATGTTAATTACAGGATCTACTTTTTTCTTTGTACGTAAATTATATCAAAGAAAAAATGAATTGATTTTAAGATTACGTGATCTCAATGGCGCTATGCCCGTTGTTTTTAAACGTATTCGTGATAATCATGTCAAGGCTATTGCAGCCACTGGTACTTTATTAGGAATTATTTATATGATGATTCGTGCTTATAGAAGTGCCAAAGCATTGACTTCACAAGGAGTTTTATCACCTACATCTATGGGTGAAATTAACGCTCGTGATAAAGAAGAAGATCAGTGGGCTGAAGTTCATATTGAACCTCTAGCTACTACTGAAATTTCTTCTCGATGCACTCATGAGGAATTAAAGTGTAATGTTTTTACTAATTTATTTTATATGGAATTAACTGATAGCAAATCTACTCGATATGCTGATGCATTTTTTCCTAAATCTAATTTAGCCATTATTCCAGCTCATATGTGGACTGAAGACGAAATTGTTGCAAAGTTTTACCGAAGAGGTGGTGAAACTAATGGAGCTTATTTTAAATCATGTCTTAGTAAACGTTTTGCTGTTAAAATTCCTGATACTGATTTGTATCTTGCATGGATTTCTAATTCATGTAGTGTTAAGGACTTAAGTCAATATTTCGCTGTAGGCGATTATCGAAAAGTACCTGCCACTATGATTTACAAATCGAAATCTGGTTTGAGACAAGATTTCAAAGCTATTGTTACACCAGGTTTGGTGCGTACTTTAGCAGGTACATTTAAAGGATTTAATTATACTTTAAATGAAGAAACTTTTGATGGTATGTGTATGGGAACACTGGTGAGTGATTCCATTTATAAACAAATCATTGGTTTTCATCTTGGTGGAAAAGGGAAAAGAGGAGGAGCTGCCTCTTTTACTATCGGCATGTTAGATGCTGCAGAAACCAAACTTAGATCAATAGAAGGTGTTTTATTGTCTAAAAGTTCAGGTACTATTATGACAGAACAATTTGGTGTTAAATTCTTTCAAGGGAAAGAAATTAATTCTAAAAGTCCTGTTCGTTTTTTACCTAAAGGAAATAATTTGCAGATTTTTGGATCTGTTGAAGGTCGTAGTATTATGCAAACGACTGTAGTTCCTACAAAAATTTCTCCATTTATTGAAGAAGTAACAGGTGTTCCTCAACAATGGGGAGGTCCACAATTTGGGCCTCACAGATGGAAACCTTGGCAAACATCTCTTCAACATTCTAGTTGTCCATCAATTGGAATGAGAGGAGATTTATTGCAAAAAGCTGTAATTGATTATAAAATACCGCTTATTAAAATGATTACCAATAATCCTGAATTGGCTGATCAAATTCGTCCTTTGACTAAAATGCAAACTATTTGTGGTATAGATGGTAAGCGTTTTATTGATAAGATGAAACCTACAACATCAGTTGGATATCCTTTATCAGGACCTAAATCTGCTTATATGACGTTGTTGGACCCCGCAGAATTTACAGATTTTGCTTGCCCAGTTGAATTAGCTGACCAATTTTGGATTGAATCTGAAAGAATGTCGGCAGAATATTTAGCTGGAAGACGCTGTTATCCAGTGTTTAAAGCAGCCTTGAAGGATGAACCTACTCCCTTAGATAAGGAGAAAGTTCGAGTTTTTCAAGCTGCACCTATGGCTTTACAAATATTAGTACGAAAATATTTTTTGCCATTGGCCCGGATTATTTCGATTGTACCATTAGTTTCTGAATGTGCAGTTGGAGTTAATACTTCAGGTCCAGAATGGAATGAACTTTGTGTGCACGTTAAGCAACATGGTTCAGATCGTATTTTAGCTGGTGATTACAGCAAATATGATCTTAGAATGGCTAGTCAATTAATTTCTGCAGCTTTCAGAATTTTGATTGATATGGGCAAAGCTTCTAATAATTATACTGATGAAGATATCAGTATTATGGAAGGTATTGCTACAGATATTAGTCAACCTATGATGGCTTATAATGGAGATTATGTTCTTCATACAGGTTCTAATCCATCAGGTCAAAATTTAACAGTTTATATTAATTCTATTGTTAATTCACTTTTATTTAGATGCGCTTATTTTTCAATTTATGAAGAAAAGAAAAATTTACCTATTTTTAGGGATGTTTGCGCATTAATTACATATGGTGATGATGCAAAGAGTTCTGTTAAAGAAGGTTATGATGAATTTAATCATATTGCTGTTGCAGATTTTCTAGCAGCTAACGATATGAAATTTACCATGCCTGACAAAACTTCTACTCCTACTAAATTCATGACTGATGAAGATGCAGATTTGCTTAAACGTAAAAATGTTTTTAATCCGGAAATTGGATTGATTTTTGGAGCATTAGCAGAAGAATCTATCTTTAAGAGTTTACACTCTGTTCTTAAATCGAAAGCAGTTTCGAATGAAGAACAATGTATGAGCAATATTGATGGAGCATTGAGAGAATGGTTTGCTCATGGACGTGAAATCTATGAACAACGCCGTTCTCAAATGCAAACAGTAGCTTTTTTAGCTGACATTTCACACGGATGTCAAGAGTTACAAACTACATATGATGATTGTGTAGCTCGCTATTGCGAGAAATATGGCATTACGCCACAGGAGGTTTAGAGACCTCCATCACGCTTCCGATCTCTATCGGTGTTATGCTTAAACAGTAAAAATAGGGATATTATATATGGATACCCAGGAACTATAATGTATATATGTTGTATATAGTCCTGAGGCTTTGTAATATTATGACGCGTATTAAAACGCAATTTCTTTTTAGAAATATATTTTGTCAATAAAACTAACATTTTTGCAAGTAATTGTGCTAAGTGGCACATTACCCAAGAAACAATATCACTTACTAACTCATATAATCAAAAACAAAATAATCAATGCTTAGCTGGTAGCTCAAACCAGTCAGAAGATGGACTTCTTCGCCCTCAATCCGGATTATTTAACGTATCTATTAATACCGGACAAAAAGAAACACAACATGAGAATGTGGCTTTTATCGATCAAAATCCTGCATGGGAATATACGGTTGATTCAACTCCAGATCCTTCATATGGAACAGCAGATATGCCAGATGCTGATTTGGGTGATTTCTTTAAGAGACCTCTTAAGATTGCTGATTACGATTGGGCCACAACCAATGGAAATTTTTTCGAAAGTTTCGATCCGTGGTCTTTATATTTTCAGAATCCACGTGTAATCAATCGTATTACCAATTTTAATAATTTAAGATGCAAATTGCACGTTAAATTTGTTATTAATGGGAATGGTTTTCATTATGGTCGCATTATTGCAGCCTATAAACCTTTGCCTACTTATGATAATTTCACTGTAAACAGAGGTTTCTTTAATGTAGATGTTATTGGCGCTTCACAAAAGCCGCATATCTATTTGGATCCAACTACTTCAATGGGAGGTAGTATGGTTCTTCCCTTTTTCTATTTTAGAAACGCTTTGACTATTCCTAACTCAGAGTGGAATGAAATGGGGCGCATTGATCTTAAGGCAATGCAACAACTTAAACATGCTAACGGAGCTACTGATTCAGTCAGAATTTCTGTTTTTGCATGGACAGAAGATTTGGTTCTTTCGACGCCAACAAACACTGATCCACTTACTCTTGTTCCACAAGGAGGTATTGTGGATTTTGCAGATGCAGTTAAGCTTACTATGAAAAGCAAATTGCAATGTGTTTGTTGTAAATCTAATGAAGCTATTCAAGAAGATGATGATTCTGATGCGAATTCAGATGAAACATTGCGTCCCCAATCTGGTTATAAAGACGAGTATGGAGGTAAAGTTTCTGGTCCCGCTACCGCACTTGCAAATATTGCTGGTGCTTTGGTTAAGGTACCAGGAATTGGACTTTATGCTCGTGCTTCTCAATTGGCTTTATCCGGCGTAGCGAATATTGCTTCGTTATTTGGATATTGCAGACCAGTTGTCGATGCAGCAATTGTACCATATAGACCGGTTTATGCTGGTAATATGGCTAATTGTAATGTTCCTGACAGTTGTACGAAACTAACAACTGATATTAAACAAGAAACTACTATTGATCCTAGAACGGTAGGATTGAGTGGTGTAGATGAAATGAATTTGAAATCTATTATCACGCGTGAATCTTATTTGACATCATTTGATTGGAATGTTTCGACTATGGCCGGAATTAAACTATTTACTACTCAAGTAACTCCTTATATGTGGGATGTCTTGAATATAGGAGGTAGTGAAGAAATTCACATGACACCAGCTTGCCACGCTGGAATGTTATTTCAAAATTGGAGAGGAACAATGAAATATCGATTTCAAGTTGTTTCTTCTAATTTTCATAAAGGACGTTTGCAAATCCAGTATGATCCTTATGAATCTTTAGAAAATGAATTTAACGTAGCTTATAATAAGATTATTGATATTTCAGAAGAAAAAGATTTTACGGTTGAAATCGGTTGGGGTACCGCTTACCCTTATGCAGATGCGGTTAATCCAGGAACAGCAAGTTTGCCTTTTAGGCGATTTAATTTCGATTTGCCTTTTCCGGATGCCACACCTAGCATACAAAATGGACAATTGTCTGTTTGGATACTGAATGATCTTACAGTACCCAATTCAGCAATTAACAATGATATTCAAGTGAATGTCTTTGTGTCTTGCGGCGATGATATGGAATTCGCTAATCCTACAGATGAATACATGGAAAAATTGGTATATTTTCCTACACCTGTTGTCTCGGACGCTGCTCTTAAGGGCGCTGAAGAGGAAGATAAAGCTACTCCTTTGCGTCCTCAGTCTGGTAATACACTTATTGCACCAGATACTGAAGAAACAGAAGAACCTTCTCGTCCTATGGGAGAACAAGCTATGCCTATTATGGGCGCTTCCATTGATCCTTCTGATGGATTGAATTCAATTTGTTTTGGTGAAAAAATTACATCTATTCGAGCTTTGCTTAAAAGATATTCTTTAACCACTACATATGGATGCCCACCAGGTGCGGGTCATTTCTTGTATAGTCGAACATCAATGAATTTTCCTCTTTACAGAGGTTATGCCCCTAATGGAATTCATACAGC